GTAACCCCGTACAGAGAGGCGAAGTATTGATTGCCAGCCCAGCAGTATCCTTCCTTATTGCTCAAGGCGGTTAGCTCCCCATACAATAGCTTGGCGTTAGCTGACAACTCCTTGTCATACCTTACGTTAGCAGGGATGTTGGCGTAGTAGCCCGGGTTATCCATGCTCACCAGCCTGAATAAATACAGACAATGGCACTGCGAACAGCGAGGCAAATGCCATAAGAGTCTTTAAGCTCGGGTCTCTGTGGCCATTCCTAATAAGGCTAATAGTTGCAGGGCTTAGATGTCCCTGTCTTGCCATGTCAGCCTGGCTCATACCTTCATGCGCCATGAAAAAGTCCAATGATTTGTTAATGTCCATCTGTGTTCTCCTATGAATTAGGTGACATCATATTGCTTTGCAAAATAATTTGCAACAGGCTATTGACAACTATTTACAGGTAGGTATGATGATAAGCACACAAACAAGAGGAAGCGTTATGAAAAAAGGTACTGCACAATTTGAAGAGTTCTTGTGGGACTCGATGCACAAGTATGAGTGTGAAGCAAAAAACTTTACTGGCGACATCATTGACCTAACAGATCAACATAAAGATGAGCTTTGCTATCAATGGCTCAAAGCCATGCCAAGCTGGAGAGATGATTACCTGCCGCTGTCATGCCATGACCAAGAAAAATTTCTGGACCACCTATACCTACACTCAAAGGCAGAAACATTAAGCATTAAGATGCGCGATGATATATACATGGGTCTTGAGAGTACACTTGAAGATATTATAAATGGCGTGTACGCACGGTATTACAAGGTTCCAGAAGAAGAATTTCAAGGCTACGCGAGGGGGCAGTAATGGACGCTAATGATCTAAATGATTTTGACCGTGGGGAGCTTGATTGCCTGTACGGTTATGAGGCGCTTGAAGGCCAGTCAGAGTCTTACTATGACGGCTATGGTAAGCAGTATGCGAAAGAGCAGACTGTAGGAGGTGCAAGTGGAAATTGAAAAAGGTGTCCAGTTAGCTCCGCACAAAAGCAGTAAAGGGTGCGGAGAAAATCAAAAGGTTGCGCTGCAAATGGAGTCTGGAGATTCAATATTTTTTGAATCATTTAGCAAGTGTCAGTCGTTTTATTTGACGATGCAAGGGCTTGGGATCAATGCAACAACTAGAAAGCAAATGAACGGATATAGAATTTGGAGACTGTAGAACAATGAGCAATGTATGGAAAACGCTATCAGCAATAGACTGTAGCAAGCATGTAGAAAAGAAGGGCAACCTATCCTACCTATCATGGGCGTGGGCATGGCAGACCTTAATGGAGCATTACCCTGATGCCACCTATGAGTATAGTGATCCAATGACTTTGTGCGGAGAGACAGTAGAAGTCTCTGTGGCTGTCACTGTCGAGGGTATAACCCACACTATGTGGCTGCCAGTAATGGATAATAGAAACAAATCTATTGTTGGCCCTACGTCCAGAGACATATCGGATGCCCGTATGCGCTGCCTAGTGAAGTGTATCGCTATGTTTGGATTAGGCATATACCTGTACGCTGGTGAAGACCTGCCTAGCGCAGTCAAAGATGCACCTGTTACTGGTAATCAGGCGGCGCAACTCAAGGCTATGCTGGAAGTCACTGAGTCTGATGTGCAGAAGTTCTGCCAGGTGTTTAAGTGTACATCGGTAGATGATATGCCTGCTGTACAGTTTGAACGTGCGTTGGCTATGCTAAACAAGAAGGCACAAAATGAAAATTCTTGAAGCCGATCAGGGCACACAGGAATGGCTGGCGGCTAGACTGGGTAGACCTAGCGCCAGTCAGTTTCATAAGCTAGTTACCACCAAGGGCAAGCCTAGCACATCCGCTGATAAATACATCAACACCCTTATAGCCGAGAGGTTGATGGGGTACTCTGAGCCTCTATTTGTCACTGATGCCATGCAGCGTGGCACTGATTTAGAGCCAGAAGCCAGAGAGACCTACGAGTTTATGTATAATGTACAGGTCGAGGAGGTAGGGTTTATCCTGGATGACTCTGGTGAGTTTGGCTGTAGTCCTGATGGATTGGTTGGTGATGGCGGGTTAGAGATTAAGTGCCCAGCAGCGCATAACCATATAGAATGGGCCAGAAAGAAAGTATGCCCAAGTAAACACTACGCTCAGGTTCAGGGGTGTATGTGGATAACAGATCGCAAGTGGTGGGATTTTATGTCTTACCATCCCGATATGAAACCCTTCGTAGTTCGTGTAGAGCGTGATGAAGAGTTCATTACCCAGTTGGCAGTGCAAGTCCAGGCTGCTGTAGATGAAATAATTTCCGAAGTGGAGAATTTAAAATGAGCAAGATAGGAATCACAATCAGCATAGACGTAACCAAGATCGACAAAGCGCGGCTTTATAAGGGAGAGAAAGGAACCTATATGAACCTGACTACCTTTATCGATCCTGCTAATGAAGACCAGTATGGCAACCATGGTTTCATCGCACAATCTCAGACTAAAGAAGAGCGAGAAGCTGGCGAAGAGCGTCCGCCTATTCTGGGCAACTGCAAAGTGATTTACACTGAGGGCGGATCTGCTGCCCCTGCTGCTGCGCCTATAACTGAAGACATTCCATTTTAGGAGGGTGTATGAAGGATTTAGATAAAGCCATAAAAGAAGCGCACGACTTTGCAGATAAAGCTATGGAGACCTCTATCCCTTGGTTAAAAAGAAAGGCACTAGAGATTAGTAATGGCCAGCTTATTATGGCTGTGATAGTTTACTTGTTAGCATTAGCATTCTAGGTCAGGCTGCCTCCGGCCCGTGTACTGGCGTGGTTCACCAGAGACCGCAACGAACCATTACTTATTGGTATATAATGTATAAAAACACTGCATTTGCGGCCATCCGTAGAGTCTCTATAATAGCGGCTCATTGGATATGGGTGGTGGTTAAAGTGTTAATTTATATGATAGTATTCGTAGTCTTAGGGCTATGTGCAGTAGCAAAGCAAGACATAGAGCGCCCTTAGTGGCGCTTTTTTTATGGAGAAAAGCATGAAGCATCTCATTATCCCCGATACACAAGTTAAACCAGGCCACCCCATTGATCACCTACGCTGGGCAGGGCAGTACGCGGTGGATAAAAAGCCAGATGTAATTATCCACATTGGCGACCACTTTGATATGCCCTCGCTGTCGTCATGGGATGTTGGTAAGAAGTCCTTTGCTGGCAGGAGATACACCGATGATGTAGAGGCAGGGATTACAGCAATGGAAGCATTCCTAGAGCCTATCCGCATTGAGCAGCAGCGCCTGATTACCAACAAACATAAACGCTGGAACCCTCGCATGGTGTTTACCCTCGGGAACCACGAGCAAAGGATACAACGGGCCATTGAGGGCGATGAGAAGTTAGAAGGATTGATAGGCTACCACGATCTGAAGTTAGAGGAGATGGGCTGGGAGGTCTACGATTTCCTAGAGGTGGCAGTCATTGATGGCATTTGCTACTCGCATTACTTCACATCAGGGATTATGGGCAGGCCAGTAGCCAGTGCCCGCAGCATGATGACTAAAAAGATGCAGACCTGCGTCATGGGGCACGTCCAGGATAGGGATATTGCCTATGGCAGGAGGGCAGATGGCACCAACATTATGGGGTTGTTTGCTGGCATCTTCTATCAGGGCCATGAGGATTACTTAACCCCGCAAACTAATTTGTCATGGCGGGGAATCTGGATGTTGCACGAGGTGGCAGACGGTGGATGCGACGAGTTGCCAGTCAGTCTTAATTACTTACGCAAGAAATATGGGGGCGAAAAATGACGGCTTGGCAGGAATTACAGAAAAACCACCCCGCCATAGAACCAAGACCAGTTTCTACCATGGAAAAAAGCGCCTTGGCAGGGAATGAGGACATGGTTAACCACCCCGCCCACTATCAGGGTGACATTGAGTGCATCGACGCAATCGAGGCGAGTATGTCGAAGGAAGCATTTGCGGGTCACTGTAAAGCATGCGCGATTAAATATTTGTGGCGATACCAGCAAAAGGGCGGCGTTGA